TTAACGTCGCCAAAAATTCGTTCGTGCAACGCCTGAAAACTGGCAATTGCGCGCGTTCCCATATGGCCCGAAATTGCGATAAGCATTGCGGCTTTTGCGCCTTCAATGCCCGCCGCATCGCAAAGAAAATGCGTCAATATACCGGCGAAAGACGACGTAAGAAGGTCAAACGAAAGTTCGCGCCAATTGAATTTTCGATTGCCTTTGCGCAATCGTTGAATATGATTGACGACGCCGCCCCAACATGAAAGAACCAACGTTGAAAGATACGGCAATACTTGTCTGAACCATTCGGCGATATACGCCGCATTTTGCGGGTCTTTTTCGGGCATTTTGCGACGTTCCATTTTTATTCAATCCGATTGCGCAACCGTTGATTAACGCATATTGGACGAAGTATAACCGAACTGATACCCAAGGCGCAAATGAAAAAGCCCGGCGTATTAAGGCCGGGCTTTCGGGTTGTCAAGCTGGCACAAGGCCAGCCGGGGCCGCTTTAGGCGGTACGCCAAACGCGCGCACCCTTCACGCCGTTTTCTTCGACGGAACGAACAACGAACTTGCGAACTTCGACCATGACGGGCACGGTTTCGCCCTTCTTGTTGGTCTTGGTCGCGCCGTCGCTGGAAGGCACGGCGTAACGGGCCGTCGCGCTGGAAACGGTCGAAGCCAGCGACTTAGCCGGGTTCGGCTTGTCTTCGGAAGCGGCGACGAAGAAGCTTTGACCAACGCCCATTTCGTCGAACGGGTACACTTCGCCGCCACGACCGCCGCGCTTGATGGTCGGCAGGGGTACGCCAGCTTCAAGAACGAAGCCGTTCTTGCCAGCGGTTGCGGTTTCAGTTGCGCCGGTTTCGGCGGTTGCTTCTTGATGGTTCTTGGACACGGTAAGGATTCCTTTTTCAGTTGCGCGGGTTGCGAATTCGCCCGCTTCGTTGGAAATGTCATGATTGACTTCGACAAGGCCCGCTTCAATCAAAGGGCCGTGAATCGCCGGTGAAGTGTAAATGAAGCCTTTGGCTTGGTCAAGCGTTGCGGCAACAATTTCTTCAAGTTTCACTTCAGCAACGGCAACAGCCGGGGCAGTCTTGCGGGAAGCGGTCTTTTTCGTGGTAGCCATTTTGAAAACTCCTTTGGTTGCCGCTGTTGCGGCGGGTTGAATGAAACCGTTTTTGATACGGTAAGGGAACTTTACTTGCTTCGTTCGGCTTCGTCAAGTGTTTTTGTCGAACTTTTACAAAATTCTTTGTACGTGCCTTCGTAGTCCGGCCAAATGCCGCTTTTCACATTATGGCAATATTCTTCGGCTTGGCGTTCTTCTTCTTCGGCGTCGAAGTGTCCGACGATGCCCATAAGCAAAACGAATGCCAGCAAACCAAGTGCGACTTTCATACGGTCAGACATTAGAACCCCCTTTTAAAGATACGGTCAAGTTGTACGTTAGCGGCTGTTACGCTTTCCGCTATGCCTTCGACGCCTTCAAGGGCGATTTGCTTTGCCAGCCGAAGCCCGGTCAACATTTCGCAAAGCGGGGCGATTATACCCGTTGCGCCGACCTGTTCAGCAAGTGCAACCATTGATTCGACCGCTTCGATTTGCTTTTGATTCGTTTGATACAGCACGGCGGAAGCGCGAAGAAGATTGAAGTAATCGGGTTGAACCGAATGTTGCGTAAATACGACGCGGGCTTGTTCAACCGATTGTTCGTATTCAATGACAATGCCGCCTTCAAGCTGAAGCAGCATTGCGTTCATTATCTGTTCATGTTTCAACATAGTTCGAACCCCTTTCGTTAATCTTCGACAAGTATAACAGATACGCCCGCTTCGTCAAACGCTATCAACGCCAAGTTGAAAGAATCCGACCATTGCGACGGGTTCGCCACATGCCCACACTTAGCAACAACGCGCGCAATTCCCGACTGAATGATTACCCCGGCGCAATTTGAACACGGCGAAAGCGGCGACACGTACAACGTGTAACCCCGAACGGGTTCATGCGCCGAAAGAATCGCGTTCGGTTCGGCGTGTACGGTCAACGGGTACTTCAAATCGCGGTTCGACAGTCGTTCCGCTGTATCCAGTACGCCGCGCGCAAAGCCGTTGAAACCGACGCTTGCAATTGTGCGGTCGGGTCGAACAATGACGGCCCCGACCTTCGTACTTGGGTCTTTCGACCATTCGGCAACGTGTTCGGCCATTTGCAGAAAGCGCAAATGCCATTTGTCAAGGTCTTTAAGTTTCGTTGTTTGCATTGAACAAATCCAGTTGTTTAGGTTCGTCAATATACGACAAAGCCTTTTGCCTGTCAACAGTTCCGACGCAATCGCAAAAGTCGCAATCGTGCCAGTCGTTCGGCGAAGTTTCGATACCGCATACGCCAAGACACTTCGGGCAAGTTACGGGGGTTGCGTCGTCGCCGCGAAAGTCGGTAATGATTTCGTCGGGGTTGCCGCCCGCCGCTTCAAAGCCCCGCGCATATTGGGCGGCTTCGATAGCGCCAAGCGTACCGCCGCAACGCTGGCAAGTCAGCTTGACCCCAAAGGCCAGCGGCGGAAGTTCGCCGAAGGCATGGCGCGGGCATGCGTCAAGCTTCGCCCGGTTTGCCTTGATTTGTTCAAACAGTTCTTTGGACATTGCAACTCCTTTCAATAGTCTTCGAAGTAATCGTTGCGCGCGTCTTCCATTGCTTGCCAACAAGCTTCGTCAATAGCGGCTTCGTCTTTCTTCGACAAGCGTTTGTAAATCCAGTCGGCTGATTCCTTCTTGCGAAGGGGTCGCCCGGCAATTTCAACAATACAACAGTCTTCGAAGTAGTCCGACATAATGCCAACGTCGGGTTCAGCCCCGCATGCGGTAAATTCAACCGTAATTTCAAGACCGCCCAAAACCTTAACCGTTGCTTGCATGTTCGTTACTCCTTCGTCGTTCAGTGCTTGAACTATACGACGAACCTTCGAAGCTGTCAAGCTTTTTCGGTTGCTGTCGCTTTCTTCGTCAATGACAAGATGCCGTCAACGGTCGAACGCTTGCCGATTCGAAAGTTTGAACCGTGCGGATTTTCGCGGTAAAGAATGAATTCTTTATTGTCGTATCCCCCGCGTTCTACGATAAAGCAACCGCCTTGTTTGGCAATCGCCTTCGCATGCTTCAGTTTCGTTAAATCGCTGTATGCTGCAACCATGTTCAACCCCCATAAGTCAAGTATTGTTCGATTATTTTTGCGGCTTCTTCCCAAGAATAACATACGACAAAGCCGAAGCCTTGCGACTGAACGAACGCCCCGAATTCGGCTTGTTCATCCGATACGCCGCCTTTCGACCCTTCGCGCTTCGGCTTTTCGGCTGGCTTCTTCATTTCGATATAAAGCCCGCTGTACGGCCCGCGCTTGACGGGTAACGATACGTCGCTTACGCCGGTTCGTACGCCTTGGGCCTTCAGTTGCCCGCCGCGAATGGCCCGGCTTTGGGCGTTGTCGCCCCGGCTTCCGCCGTTCGGGATATGGTGAAGCCAACGAAGTTCGGGCCAGCGTTTCAACTGAAGCGCGGCCCATGCAAAAAGCGCGGTTTGGTGCGCCGCTTCGCTGTCAGATTTCGCCAATTGTTCGGGGGTCATACGACCGCCCAAATAACAACGGCCCAAAATACGACGCAAGCAACGGCAACGCCGACAATTCCCCATTGCGGTTCAATGGTCTTTCTGTTCGGACAATCGCGCCCTTGGCGGCAATTTTGATTGCAACACTTCGACATAAAACCCCCTTCAAGGCAAGTTGAACTTATCGCGGCAACGGCAGCAAATGCCACGAACAAGACGCGGCATAACTTCGCCGCATTTGTCACATTCGCCAGCAACGCCCGGTTCGATTGCTTGCGCCCGTTTTCGTATTTCTGCAACGTCGGCTTCGACAAGTAACGACGTTCGTTCTTCGGTAATGTCGGCAATATCTGCCATATGTCAACCCCTTTCAATGAATGCCCACATTGGGCGGTTAAGCAATGCGCGCGACTTCGACGCAAGAAAATTCGTTATGCACAATAACACGGTACTTGCGTTTAAGCCACTTGCTGTAACAACTGGCCGAACTTCGCAACGAAGCCAAAGTACCGGGGTTCGTA